TAAGCGCTTCGAGAGTCAGACCGATCAAGAGCGTAAAGATCTGGAATATTCGCTAGGCCGTTGCTTGACTCAGAATAAAGCGAAAGCAGTCTCTTTCTAGGCAACTAAAATAAATTGGGCGGGGCTTCGGCCCCGCCCTTTTTTTTTGTTTTGTTTTTATAACAGCGTTATAAATTAAAATTTTTTTGGGTGATAGTGAAAATGATAGTGAGGAGGCGGCTCCGTATGGGGAGCCGTTCCGTATGGGGCGCCGTCCCTACCGTCCGTAGGTCCTTGACTTAGGGTGCGCCATAGCGTAAACTGGAGTTTGTCGATGGAGATACCGACTAACCAATTTATAACGGCGTTATAAATTGGGGATACTTAATAATGGATACAACAAAGGGAGAATCACTGTGTCCTATATAGACTTTGAGAATATTCATTTAGCGAGTGACGAGCTACTTAAAGCTCAAGTGACTAACCATTCAGATGTGTTTGTTACTAATTGGGATCGCTGGAAGCAAGACCATGACGGCATAGGTCATGCGAAAGCAGTAATCGATGAGTTACAGGGCTTGTTGAATGAGATGCAGAAACGTAAGATTAGCGCTGACGAGTTCGACGCTGAGGCAATGGTTACGAGATTGGTTCGTGCTCAAGAGGCTGCGTTTAGCAGGGCTAGTCATCTGGAGGTTGGGTGATGCCTGCTGTACCTACTTATCCTGGCCCGCTGCTAGTTCTGTGCGTAATCATGTTCTGTCGTGGTTGCTATCTGATTAGTCAGTGGTATTGGGCACGAGAGCGTGCCCGTGGTCCTGAGTATTGGCAAGCGATGCTGGACTCTGAACATAGAAAGGGAGCTTGAAATGATTGAGGCTCGTGCTCGTTGTCGTGGTAAATGCGGTAACGACTATTTCACTTCAGTAACCGAAGATGATGTATGGAACTGGGTTGGTGGTTCTTTAATTCAGGATGTGTGGCCTGATAAGACTGCTGATGAACGGGAGATCATCATGCAGTCTCAGCTTGTGAGGTTGTTGGATCGGCCTGCTGGCTATTCGTACTATATGTGTCCTCCGTGTGGGGATGAATTGTTTGGAGAAGACAATGACTAATTGGGAAGACAACACGATTACTGGTCGCTTAATGAAAGCGATAGAGGATGCCATTATTTATCATGTGGACAGACTTATCGATGACGATAACGACTGGTTCACTGAGCTATTGGATCGAAGGATCGATCACCGCTTAAAAGTGTGGTCTGAAGTAAGTAAACATATAGATGTCAACGAGTAGTTGACTTAGGCAAATACAGGCCCTATACTTATGTCGAGGTGCAAATAGGGTCAGTGCTCTATTTATAACAGCGTTATAAACAAGTTCTCATACACATCATTAACAGGGAGGTTAAGTATGAGCGTCATATCCCCGACTCCATACGGTGGAGGTGAATACGGCATGATCGAGTCCGAGCATAGGTTCGGCACTCAAATGAATGCTGTGGATGCCGCTATCGACAACGGAGTCCTATTCAAAGTCCACTCAATGCCAATAGAGATAAATGGTCAAATACCTGAGGTGAAGAGTGGCAAATATGAAGGTGAACCTGAGAGAAAAGTCTTGTACAGGCAGGACAATGACTGGGAAGATCCCATGATTCTCAATGTGGTTCCACCTCAGCATCCTGAGTCCAACCACCAACAGTGGATTGAAACAGTAGAAGCTGCTTTCCCTAACTCATGCACAGCTATGCGCCCGCTGGATAACGGCAAGCGATTCATGGCAACCTTTGAACTAGGAGATGTATACAACGTAGCTAGCCCCGACTATCCAGACTGGTTGCAGTCGAATCTCCTTATAGGTGGTTCTTTGGATGGGACGTGGCCTACGTTTATGTCTTCATATGTTGGGCGGCTCTTCTGTAGCAACCAATGCACAGCGGAGAACACCAAGATAAAGCTGCGTAGAACTACGAACCACGATCAGATTCTGTTGGATCGTAGTCTCGTGCTTGCCAAGGCAGGAGAACATGCGGAGATGTTCAACCGTATGGCTGGCGCTATGCGTCGGATACCGTTTAGCGAGGCTCAATACAAGAGCTTTCTTCGTACCTTTCTGCCTGAGCCGACTGCACCTGAGGGTGAAGAGGTGAGCACTCGGACCATGAATGCGTGGGAAGAGAAAATGAAAGCTGTGACGTATTACTGGCAGGTAGAGGACGATGGTCCTGCGGCTGGTACTGCGTGGGCTGCGTGGAATGCTATCCAATCTGCGGAGACACACGACTTCACTCGCTCCTCTAGTACTGATCTGCAGATAAGGAAGCAGGTGGATCAGATTAGGGATAACGACACTCCGCTCACTCATAGGATGCGTGAGCTAATAGGAGTTTGAGCATCCCGTCAGGTACAAGACAAATATGTTTTGTGTCTGGCTGATGTGCTTAAGCACTTCATAGCCAAACAAGGGAGAAACCAATGGCTGAATTCACAATAGAAATAGATGACGATGGGCTGTTCGATTCCATCGAACACAGAATCGACAGCGCAATAGAAGAATATTCGCAGAACATGGACTTCAGCGATGAGATAAGTGATGGCATCGGCAACTACTACTACTGGAACAACATCTTTGAGCGTCACATTCCTGACCTGCTTGCAGAGTGGGGATATGTCAGCGTAGAGAGATTAGAAGCCGTAGTGGAGCGCGAAGTCCAAGAGGCAATGAAAGCTATGCAGCCTAAGGATGAGCGGACTGATGACATTATCGAGATCCTTAAGACTGTCAGCAGTCTCCTCAGTGAGTTGTTGGGCAGGCTGGAATCGTGATTGTCAACGTTGGGTTGCCACGCTTAAGTAGTGACCGCAAAGTTGCACCTCTGGTCAGGAAAAAAGGTAAGGCCATTAACGAGGGGACTCCGAAGGTTAAGAACACCTTCGGGCTTCCCGCCCTTGTCTCCTGTCCTGGGCACACAGAATGGTGCGCTGATGCGTGTTATGCGTTGGCACTTCAGAACTTTCCAGGCGTCCGCAACTTGGTGCAAGAGAACTGGGATGTCGTGTCTCCTCACCTCAATGACGTAGACACACTGCATGCCATGCTCAGTGCCATGCTCAGTGAATGCTCTATTGAGTACGTCCGAGCAGGCATACCGCAAGAGGAGTGGGTGTTCCGTCACTTCTGGGATGGTGACATTCCCTCCGCTGCGTTCGCTCAAGCAATCAAACGAGTAGCAGAGGACTTCCCTGAGTTTCAGTTCTGGTTGTATACGAGAACCTTTAAGGCAGTCCCTCTACTAATGGGTGTCAGTAACCTAGCCGTTTACTTATCTGTTGATAAGGACAATGTGCTGGATGCGGTTCGGACAGAGAAAGCTTTGCTGTCCGAACCGATGCTGGCGTTCTGTGCCGACACTTGGGAAGAGACTGAAGAGTTAGCTGCCAAGTTTCCACACCGACGCAAGGGACCTAAGTGTCCTGAGCTAACAGGTAAAACCCCGATGGTCGTCTGGGACGACGACGGGGTGTTCGGTCGTGGCGCATGTGTCGAATGCGGCATGTGTATCTACGGTCGCAATAATGTCCGTTTTGCTTCCACCAACAGAAAGGGAGAGTGATGAAGCATGTTATCCATGTTCACCAACAGAAAATTAAGAAGGGTGAACCCGCTATTATTGATCGTACTTATAAAGGCTCTACTCATCACCGTAGGGTCTTCGTAGACGGGCCTTGTTACATCGTTCAGCCTGATGAGCCTGACCGATGTGGTGCTCGTGTCTGGATCGAGACAGAAGCAGAGACATACTATGGGTGACTCTGCGTATACAGATCTAGAACGCTCGGCGTATGCGTTTGCTTTGTTTACCGTCCTGATCTTGGACGAGTTGAAACAGCAGTATGTAGAAGACCGAGACAGTTTCCTAGACTTCATCCCAAGCATCGATGTCATAACTGATCGGGCTATCCAGTATCAGTTGGAGATGCTTGTTGAAGATCCTGAGATTGACTTCGATGAGATAGTTGAATGACGGATACAAAGCAGTGCAAGAGATGCGGTAGACCTACACGCTTGGAGTCTGAGATGTTTGGGTTTATTCGTCCTAAGAATGGTGTACCTGATTGGCCTGTCCATATTTGGAATCAGTCTGTCTTGTGTGACGGTGCGCCTAAACGAATTGAGGTAGAAGAATGAATGTTTGGTTAGCTATCTGGGCGATACTGGACTTCGCTTCAGTGAATCATGAACCACCTAACCCTGAGATCCCTGAGGTTGTCTGCGAATACTTCCAAGAGGATTGTGTTCGTGCCCTCGGAGTGGCGTGGTGTGAGTCATTGCATAACCCTCGTGCTTATAACGGGGTAGATCATGGCTTGTTCCAGATCAATGAGCATTACTGGGGTGATGTCTTTGAGAAGCATTGGCATAAACGTTATGAGATTGTTCAGTCAACATGGATGGCTCATTACATACATGAGAACACTCGTGGAGCCTGGGCTTTGTGGACTTGTGGGAGGTACAAGTAATGTCATCCAAGCCGATTACCTGTGATGTCGTCGTCCATCAAGACGGCACACTTTGTGGGCTACCGCAAGGAAGAGTCAAGAGTCGCACATGGTGTAAAGCACATAATGACAGATGGAACCGCAAAGGCGACGTTGATGGGCTTACCCCCATAAGGGCAAAACTACCTCAACCTGCAATTTGTATTGTTGATGGATGTGAAAAGCCGACACGGGCTAAATGTCTTTGTGCAACGCACTATGCGAGAAAAGAAAAGACTGGGACCACAGACCGTTTGCGGGGAGGTGACCCACGAGCATGCCTTCACTGTGGCAAGACTTATCACGCCACGGTTGACAGGAGAAGAGGTCTTTGTCATTCATGTTACGAGGACATAGATATTGCTAGGCAATATGGCAAGAAGCTGCGTAGCGAACCTCGCAGACCAAAGGATTATTGGAAAAATTACTCTTGTATCGGCAAGAAAAGAGATGGCAGTCCATGTGACAGGGAAGTCGTCACAGGCAGAGATGGTAAGCACTTCTGTAGTTCACATGACCAGATGGATAAAAAATATGGAAGGGTTGAGTATCTCCCAAAGGTAAGGGGAACCTGCAAAATTGATGACGACACTTGCGGCAAGTCGTATTACGGACACGGCTACTGCACTGTTCATTGGAGAAGAAAAAAACTTTACGGTGACCCACACAAAACGCACCCTCGCACCAACATGCAACCATCCGATGAAAAAGTTTGCACTAAATGTCACACTTTGAAACCCATCGACGAGTATGCGGCTTCTAAAAATAGTTATGACGGAAAGACAGCCAAATGCAAAGCATGTATTTCCGAAGAAGGCAGGATCTACAGAAATAAACCTGAAAATAGGGAAAAAATTAGAGCCAACAGAAAGCGTTGGTATGAGGAAAATAAGGAATCCGAGAGACAAAAGTCAATCGAGTGGGGGAAAGCTAACCCTGACAGAGTAATAGAGTCTCGCAAGAAATATCAAGAAAATCACAGACAGGAACTATGCGAGAGATCGAAAGCATATCGTTTAGCCAACATAGAAAAAGTTAGCCGTAAAGATCAAGAAAGAACACGAATTTATCGGGCACGAAAAGCGAACGCTGTAAGCGACGAGCACACGATCCCCGAACTTCACCAATACTGGAGAACTAAAGGCATCGACCCTAAACGCTGCACATACTGTGACGCTTGGCACACACAATGGGGCCACAGTTGGAAACGTTCGCAGGGCGATCACGTTGTGCCACTCAACAAAGGTGGGACCGACATGATGGGCAACATGGTTCCATGTTGCGTGTCTTGTAACGCATCGAAATCAGACAAGATTCTTTACGAAGAATGGGTACCACCTAAAGAACGGAAAGCAAGTTAATGAAACCTAGACAGGGCAGAGGGAGTTGTTGGGCTGTTCTGCCTGACGGCAGTCAATGCCCAAGGGAGCGCCGCACTCTTGTTTCTTATGATGGACCTGGGTCTAAAGATGGAAAGATTGCTCTCTGTCATGGACACAGAGGGCATTTCGTGAAGTATGGGTCACCTCGTACTGATATTCCCATCAGGTTGTTGTCATCTCTTACCTTTGAGGAACGAGTAGAGGTTTACTTGAATCCTGCTTTTGGTCATGTCAAGTTTGGTGACATTGTTCGTGATGACGGAACAGTTTGTATCCTTTGGCAAGGCTTCACACAGAATGGTGGATACGGTGCTGTCAACAGCAAGGTAATCGCTGAACGAGTTGGCACAATCCGCAACGCCTTGACACATCGTATGGTGTGGGTTTACAATAATGGTCCTATTCCAGAAGGACTACAAGTACACCACGATTGCCACGAGAAAAGATGCTGCAACATCAGGCATTTAGAACTAACTACCGCTGATGCAAACTCACTCGAAGCGAGTACGCATTCAGTTGTCGTATACCGATTAGAAGAAGAAATTAAAGAATTAAAAGCAGAGAACAATGAGCTACGAAGACAGCTTCACAATTAGGTGGAATAAAACAGACTTCACTAAACATGGCTACATAGCTACTTATGTTTTAGGCGAATGTAGATGCAAGAAATGTAAACAAGGATGGGAGGACTGGGACGAGAACGAAACGTCACAAAAAAGAAAAGCAAACATTAGATCTTTACTAACAGAAGGGAAACCCCGTGGACCATATCGACGGAGAACTACTACTTGAACTGATGGACGAAACACACGACCTCATACACTCAGACCGCAAACTTGCAGTGCTTCTGCTTGAACGAGCAGAGAGACTGGAAGAGAAAATGCACAAGTTTTTGCACGACGCAAATAACCAAGAAGACGCCGAAGTCATACCCCTCAGGGATACTGATGCCGACGAATAGAACAAGAAGAACAGGATACAACTGCAAAGGGAAGCCCTCTGCTTCCCATTACGGAAACGGTTGCAGATGTTTAGGATGTCGTTCCGCATGGAACCAATACAGCAAGGACAGGGCAGAAAAAAAACGTGGATCAGGACCAAAAAGGGAGAAACACGCACCGCTACAAGATGCGTTTACCCGAGAACAAATACTGGAAGCTAGAGCCAATGAGTCCCTCTAAGTATGAGATCAAAGGAGCCGTAGTTCCTTTAGGAGCAGGCTTGAGGACATCAGGCTATGTGGTTATACAAGATGGTCATTACAAAGAGTTCTTTGGAACTTTGGCCGAGGCTGAACAAGCAGCCAAAACGTATGAAGAAAACGAAACAAACAAGGATTGCTGCGAATGACTTACTCACTTACCAAACTTCACGAAACATTGAAGAACTATGGGGATACATGCGAGCCTTTAGTTGCTTTGAAACAGTTAGACCAAATCGATTATGAGATTAGGCAACAGTTAAAGCTGACAAGTTATATGCGTAGACATGCACTGTTGGATGCTGTCTATGCCGAGGGTAACCAAGCACGAGTTGGACGTGAGATTGGGTTATCTAGACAAAGAACACATGACATGGTTGAACGGGCACAATTTGAACGTTTGCACAAGGTCAAGCCTCCTTTGGGAGAAGAGGCTGTTTGACTTAACTTGTATCCATGTTAAAATGGGGGGAACCCCCAAAAGGGTTCCCCCCATTTGAAGCAATGGGGAATTTCCATTTATAACGGTGTTATAAATGGGGAAGTCACAAGGTTGGGTCGTCCCGTGTCTCCCTGCGGGACGGCTCCACCGAACAGGGAGATAGATGATTGAGATACGTTTACGACAGAGTTGGATCAATACGTTCCTTCGATGTCCTGAGCAGGCACGACAAGAACGCTTAGGTCTTGTATCCCAGAAAGAAACAACAGATTTTCTGAGAGGTAACGCTGTTCACGGAGCCATCGAATACGCAGGACGAATGATCATGGCTGGTTTACCTCGTCCTAGCTTGGACGATGTACTAGAAGTCGCAGAAGAATTTATTGCTACCTACTCATCCGAAGTAGAAGTATGGCGTCATGAGTACGAAGCCATAGTTGATGTAGTCCGAGCCAACCTCGCAGTTTGGTACGACGAACTGTTCCCTTCCTTAGATCCTGAGGGAGTTGAGGTTCCGTTTGAACGAGAGATCGGTAGAAGAGACAACGTTAGGTTGGTTCTCACTGGCACTGTTGACTGGGTAGACAAGTCTGGTGTGCTGTGGGATTGGAAGAACCCTGGCAGGGAGTACCAAGCTTGGGAGAAGAAGCGTTGGGATATACAATCTCATGCCTATAGTTGGGCTTTGGATGCAACGGAGTTCAACTTCGGGGTGATGGCTAACGGGAAGCTTCAGATAATTGAGATCGAAAGAACAGAAGAGCACAAGAAAGCTTTTCTGGAATTGTGCTGGTCGATGGTGCCGACAATCATGTCGGACGCTAAGACTTGGCCTCAGAACTGGGAGGGCTGGCATTGCTCTCCTTTATGGTGTCCTGTCTGGCAGGCAGGCAAATGCCGAGGTGCTCACCTCGGAGAGAATCCCTGGTAGGGAGAAAGGTAAAAGATGACTGACACAGCGAAAGTGACAGTTAGCTTCACGCAGAAAGTAAGTGAAGCTCCATATGAAACAGCGGACTATTCGCTCTCCATAGAGCGGAGTGTTCCTGAGTCAATGGGAGATGACGGCATTCTTGCCGAAGCATCTTCCATGTTTGAGCAAGTTAAGAGTGAGGTCCTGAAACAATCAGGTCAGGAGATAGATCTATCTCCCGACGGGGTTGTGATGCGGCGCCTGAAAAGCGGCGTTTCCAGGTCTGCTAGTAGTGCAAGCGCCTCCCCCTCGGAAGCGAATGCGAGTGTCCCTGCAGCGTCAGGACCTACGGCAGCATCAGTAGCTGCACCTCCATCACCTGTCCAAGCTGCACCAGCAGGTGCAAAAATGAGTGGGCGCACATACAAGCGCACCGAATTTTGTACAGGTAAGGGTGCTGACGAACGTCAAGCAGCTTTCAACTTGCTTGCGTTCCACCCAAATCAGTGGGACACCCAAGAAGGTGACACTCTTAAGGTGTACGAAGTTAAGGAATACGCTGACGGATCTACTGACGTAACGAAGACTGGGAAGAACTTCCCTAACTTCTCGATCAGTAAGGATGCGTTGGAGTACATCGGGGTAAGAACATCCCGTGACGTTGGTATCTGGGTCAACGATGGGGACAGCAATGTACCTATCAAGGTCTGGGACCAAGCCTCAGGACAAGCCCAAACTGAAGCAGTTGAATGGGACTGGGTGGCTCGCCGCCAAGAACTTCAACAGTTTGCATATAAGGGCAACTGATGAGTGAGGGTGACGAAGCTGTCGCCCTCACCACCGAGGAGATCGATGCCCGACTTGCGGGCATTGATCTCCCCGAGGGAGAGCCGCAGTACAAATTCTTTAAGCCAACCGCAGATGCCGTAGACCGCTGGGTCGAATACGCCAAAGGAAGCCACGACTGCTTCCACCTAGGTCTACAAGACATCGACAGCCGCATGCGAGGAGTCTGGCCGAGCGACGTACTCGTCGTCACAGGCAGAGCACACAGCGGCAAATCCGCAGTGCTTCTATCTTCAATGGCACGCAACCTACAAGAAGACCCAGACTTCTACGGAGTCATATACACTCCTGACGAACCCGAAATCTTGGTTGTATCCAAACTCTATGCACTCATTTATCAACGAAATCTTGCTGAAGTGGAAGAAGCTCTACGCAGTCAAGATGAAACAGTCATTAACGAAATTCAAGAAGCCAAGTACGGGTTCTTAGACAGAATCAAAATCTTCCCTAACGCTCTGTCATTCAACGACATGAGTAACGCAATGAGGGAATGCGAAGACTACTGGCAACACAAACCACGATTCGTAATGGTTGACTTCCTCGAACAACTTCCTGGCGCATCAGGATACGAAGGAGTGTCAACAGTTCTTAAAGGACTGAAAGAGTGGGCAGAAATGGAGAACCTTCCTGTCGGACTGGTTCACCAATCAGGCAAAGGCTCAACTCGTGGCACATCAAGAGGCATGGACGACGGCAAATTCAATGCCGACGAATACGCAATCCTGCAGCTAAACGTCTTCAGAAGAAGAGATGACCCAAAGCTTTCTGACTCGGAAAGAAGAATCCATTCCGTGTCAGTTTCACTGGATCTATGCAAGAACAAACGTCCACCATGTCAGGTAACTGACCCTCCCATTGACTATTACATGGACCCGAATTGTGGGCTTGTGAGAGAATATTATGAGAACGATATTCCTGGGGATGACCGATGGGTGGAGTAACTCTTGAAAGGTTCGCTGAGCTACACCAAGGCGGAGCACTAGCAGACGTAACAGACTGGGTTCATCCGCTGGAGAAAGGCGGCAACGTAGCTCTCGGCTACGGAGAAGAATACCTGCAGCACATAGATCAGCACCTCAACGACAAACTTGCACTTGGGGTGTACCCGTTATGGCAACGTAACGGAGTGTGGATGGTCAACTGGTGTGCAGTTGACCTTGACGATGGAGAAAACTCTAGCGTCCACGCTGACAACCTGATCGCTCTCTTAGAAAAGACAGGGATACAAAGCTGGAAAGAAACATCAAAGAGTAAGGGCTACCACGTTTGGGTTTACCTAACTGAACCAGTAGCAGCGATCGTGGCACGCAAAGCTTTAATAGGTGCATGCCGCATTGTTGATGTTCCCACCCGAGAGGTGTATCCGAAACAAACATCATTGAACGAAGGTGCTCTAGGCAACTGTTTACGTTTGCCTTACCCTGAGCACCGTAACCCTGGCCGCCATGAAGTTTATGACCCATCGAAAACAGATTCTTTCTTCTCCCTTGAAGAATTTGTTGATGCTGCATGGGCATCACGAACTTCGCCAGGGTTGCTTCGCTCGTTGCTTCGTTTCTTCGAGGCAACGGAACCTAAAGCCCCTCAATACAAGCCAGGGAACAGAGAAGACGGAGATTTCAAGGGCAACGCTAAAACGATTTGGGAACAAAGAGAGTTTTCAGATCGTTCCGAAGCGATGTACGCTTTTGCCAGCAGTCTTCTTTGGCAGGAGTATTCCCCTGACGCAACACTTGATTGGCTTCGACGCCTTGACGAGAGACTTGAAAAGTTTGTTGACCGAGCAGACAGAGAGAAACAATTAGAAAACATTGTTTCTAAGGCTGCACAAACAACGAGGTATCATGCGTAAACGTTCATACAAGTTCACTGTCCCAGGAAAACCAAAGGTTAAAGGTCGCCCTCGATTCGCACGAGGGAGAACGTATACCCCTAAGTCCACGCTGGAACACGAAGAACACATAAGAAACCATTATGACGGCCCTAAGTTTGAGGGACCGATCTCTATTAGCTGTGTGTTCACATCCAAACGAACACAAGTAACTATCTCTGAGCTTGACGACAGCGAAACAAAGCTACGAGGGGATACAACAAATTATTTGAAAGCAGTAGAAGATGCCTTAAACGGCGTTGCCTACGACGATGACATCATGGTCTATCGAATAGTTGGGAGAAAAAAATGAAAGCTCCGATGTTCCATAAACGTCCTTACGAAGAACGTTACAAATCGATGGGAGAAGAAGCTGAAGGTGAGTTCGAGAAACGAGAACGAAACTGGGAACGTTTCGGTTTCAATCGACCCGATGGCTTTGAGCTATACCAAATCCCTGCAACGTTTGCGGCTACACCTGACTACATACAGGTATCTAACGGTGGTTTCCCTCGCCTTGTAGAAGTAATGGGCATGGGGCACGACGAAATGTTAAAGGTTAAGTTCAATAAAATTCGTGCGCTACAGTGGTGGGACACATCTGAATTAGATGTGTGGTTCTGGATCTGGTCATCCACACGCCAAAACTATGCGGATCTGAGTTACAGAGAACTAATGAAAATCATTAACACCGAAGACATTCCCGTAGGAAACTTCGATAACAACAAATTGTTCTTCTCAATACATTCAGGATTCTTGCACTGGAACGGTGGATGATGAGAGCGAGGGAGCAAAACTCTTTAACGCTCTTAGGAAAGCAAACTTTCCTTCACTGCAACCACAACGACCTTGGGTAAACGTAACTAGTAAACCCAAAGGTAACAACTGGGGACATAGCCCTAAAAAGCTTATTCTAAAAAAAGAAAGTCATTACAGACCTACCCCTATATCAGAGATACAAGGCTTAATGGAAGCGGGTCCTTTCGAGGATCCGCTTCGGTCTATAGAAGAACGAGAAAAAAACCGAGAAGATCTTATTCTCGCAGTACAAGAAACATTTATGAGGCTCACAGAAGACGAGCAGTGGCTTTACCACATGCTTGTTGATGTGGGCCTCTCTTTGCGTTTTGTAGCCATAATTTTGGACACACCTAAAACAACTATGGCTAGACGCAGAGATGAATTAGCACAAAAACTGCGTACTAGTTTGCTTCAGCAGCCAGCAGTACAAGAATATTTGAATCGAGATACCTAAGGCTCTTCAATGTTTTCTGTACACGCCTGCAAAAACACAGTGAAACCCTGCAACCAATGAATCAAAGTTGACAAAGCAATAAGGTTTCCATCTTGTGCTTCATCCCACGCATTCAAAAGAGAATCAACTTCTTCAAAGTCGAACGTTAAAAGAACACCTAACGTTGGACCTACCCACTGGGCATGAGTCCCATCATCCATGTCAAGCAAACCTTTGCTTGCTAACAAAGTCTGATGGATCTCATCCTCAATAGCTAAACCCTCTTCGGCCATCCAGTTGGCCCAAAGATCGTCAAACTGTTCTTCAGCCACGGGATTACTTCCCGAGGCGTGCCTTCGCAAGCGTTTTAAGCGCTGCGATAGCAGCGGCAGCGAACGCTGTAGCTGCAGCTTTGAGACTTGATACGTCTGTAACGACAACAACAGCAAGAGCAGACTCGACACCCGTCCAAACCGAACGTTCAATCCAATCTCCCCAAGAAAACTTTGTCTTCGCTGTTTCTTCAGTCACTTCTTGCCTTTCAGTGGCTTAATATTTTTTGCTGGGACGACGAGCCGTTTTACGGCTCTTCTTAGGTTTTTTGTAACCTGCTTTAGGTGCTGGTTTCTTCATTTCCCGAACGGTCGTCCGCCTTGATGCTGGTTACCCAGCCCAGTTGAACGAAGATAAGCAGCATCAGCTTTCGCCTTAGCAGCCATGTCAGCCATGTTGTCAACCGACGACGAATCGTATGGTTGTTCATCAGCAT